GCTAAAGAAGCAATTACATTCGGTAAAGAAAGTAGTGATGACTTTAATAAAGGTAAACGTATCATCTGGAAAGCATGTGTTCAACCATTCGAACAAATTCTAGGTAATGCCGGTGAATCTAAAATATCTTGGATATTAAGTATGAATAATCATAGCGAAAGCCCAAATTTAGTACCAAACATCGAAGAAGGTGGCCTAGTAGATGCTTACGAATCAGGTATTATCGATCCAACTAAAGTAGTACGCTCAGCACTTGAAAATGCCGCAGCCGCTGCTGTTACATTATTAATGACGGAATGTGTAATCTATGAAAAACCATCTGACAAGAAAAAAGATGATGGAATGGATATGATGGGAATGATGTAATTGGAAAGGCAAAACAAAGGTTATATATTTAAGTTATGAAAAAACAACACACACTCTGGATTGAGAAATATAGGTCGCAGACCTTAGAACAGTACATCGGCAATGATACGGTTAAAGCCCGTATCGCCGATTGTATTGCTTCAAACGACATTCCTCACTTTATATTTGCTGGAACAGCTGGTACTGGAAAGACAACATTAGCTAAATTAATTGTAAACAACATCAAATGTGATTATGTTTACCTTAACGCTAGTGATGAGAACGGTATCGATATGATCCGAGAGAAAGTAAAAGGATTTGCATCATCAGCTACATTTAATCCCCTTAAAGTAGTAATACTAGATGAAGCAGATTTCCTTACCCAGCCCGCTCAAGCAGCACTTCGCAACATTATTGAAGAGTATTCTATTAATACTCGCTTTATTCTAACGTGTAATTACATTGAAAGGTTGATTGAACCTCTTACGTCACGTTGCGAAGTTCATATGTTGAAACCACCTTCAATGCCAGATGTAGCACGACACGTTTGTACTCACATCTTGGACGTTGAAGGGGTGACATATGATATTAAAAATGTAGCCCAACTAATTAAAGAATATTATCCTGACATCCGCTCTGTAATTAAAAACCTACAAGCAGGTAGTAAGGATGGAGCATTCACTTATGTGTTATCAAACACCGATTGGTTAGCTAAGGTAGTTGAAGTATTAGCTGCTAGAAAGAAAGATGCTTGGTATGTTATACGTCAGATAGTAGCTGACGCTCAAGTAGATGATTTCCAAGTAGCATATCGTTATCTATTTGATAATTTAGATAAATTCAGTTACGGACACGATGCTGAATTATCAGTTATATTAGATGATTACATTTGGAGATCAGGTGTAGTACCAGATAAAGAAATAAATATGGCCGCGTGTATAGCTAAAATACTTGAAACTACTAAGAAACAAGTATTATAATCCCTGACGGGGAATATATCCTCCATATATTTATTGATATGATAGGAATATATAAAATAACAAACCCTAAAGGTAAAGTCTATATTGGTCAAAGTAAAAATATTCATAGACGAATATTAGCTCATAAAAATTTAAATAATAACAAATGTGTTCTAGTATATAATTCGATTAAAAAATATAAAGTAGAAAATCATACCTTTGAAATTATTGAAGAATGTAAATTAGAAGAATTAAATAAGCGTGAATTATATTGGACTGAGTATTATAATGCTCTTCATCCTAATGGATTAGTATTAAAAGCAGGAGGAGAACCAAACGGAACAGGAATTATGTCTGAAGCAACAAAACAAAAAATGAGTAAATCCCATATTGGAAAAAAAGATTCAGAAGAAACAAAACAAAAGAAAAGTCAATCGGCTAAAGGTAGAATAAAATCAGCTGAATGGAGAAAAAATATAAGTGATTCTCACCCAACTAAAAAACCAGTAGAACAATATTTAGTAGGAGGAGCAAAAATAAGTGAGTATATTTCAATAAATGAAGCAGCAAGACAAACAGGTATAAGAGCAGGAGATATAAGTGCCTGCTGCAATGGTAAACAAAAAACAGCATTTGGGTATATCTTTAAATTTAAAAACAAATAAATGAAAAAAATAACACAGCATTAGGTAGTAAAACCTAATGTATATGTCAAAAAACAGAAACAGAGCAAAACTGAACAAAGCAACGAATAGAAAGGATTATAGAATTATCTTTCTAAATTATGAATATCCTGTGTATTGGGATGATGGTATTATCGAATACCCTAAATACAGAAAAGGGTTTAAAAACCCTATAAAGAGAATATTCAAATATCAGGTTAGAATGTATAAAACTTGGAAATACAATCGTAAAACAAAATGGAAATAAAACAAGTATTATAATGAAACAACAACAAATGAACATCAGCTTAGATAAAACCACAGGTGTATCTTGCGATAGCTGTAAAAACAACGTATTCCAAGAAGGAGTAATGTTACGTAAAGCATCTCGTTTCCTAACAGGAACACCAAACGATGCATTAATTCCAATCCCTGTATTTGCCTGTACTAAATGTGGACATGTAAATAACGAATTTCTTCCTCCACAGTTAAGAACTGACTTTGTTGAGGTAGTAGAAGAAGAAAAACAAACAAACGATCCTAAAATAATCCAAATGTCGTAATGTTAAACATTTTTAAAAAAATAAAAAACATAATAATGAAAAAAGAAGAACTAGAACAGCAAGTTTCTGAAACTATAGCTGTAGCCCAAAGAGTAGGTACTGAAAATAAACAATTAAGAGCTGAAAATGATGCTTTAAAAGCTGAAAATGCTAAATTAAGAGAAGAACTAGATGGAGCTATTGATAGAGTGAGAGCTTTGGCTGGCCAAATAAAGATGTTAGAATCACAAGGTCAAGCTAAATCACAATACTCTGATTCAAGTAAAAATTATTAATGAATATATTCGATCACATAAAAAATATTACAACTAATAAGGGTCCTTACTTAGGTGACGAAGGCTGGAACAACTGGATGATTAATCGTTATTTAAGTATGGACCAAGATTATGTTGAGGTAGTTAATATAGTACAAAAGAACACCTGGCAAATGAAAGGTGAATATCTTTATAACCTATATAAGGACCTTATTCCTAAGCAATACAAATTCCTTAAGTATATTAAACCAACTAAAAAGGTAGAGTATAATCAAGAGGAAGTAGATGCTGTATCTACTTATTTTGAAGTATCAAAGAAACAAGCAAAGGAATATATTAGTATGTTACCGAAAGATGAATTAGAAACCATTAAACAACAGATAAATGGACATTGAAATAATAAATCCTAAAGATAACTTCATTAAAGACGAAGTAACTAAAGCAGTAATAATGGACTTATTCTCACGTGCTAAACGTGGTGAAGATAAGTACAATACTACTTTACATGAAAACAACCACGATGATTTCCTAAATCATTTATACGAGGAATTGTTAGATGCAGCTCAATATATCAAGAAAGAAATAATGAAAACAGCTAACATCCAGGATCTAATTCAACAATATCCTAATGACAACGATTTAGGAGAGGTTATACGAGCAAAATATGGCAAAAAGAAAGCTAACTGAGATTGAGTTAAAAATAAAGCAACATACTCCTCCTGAAATAAATTATTCTTATCAAAGAACTGTATCCTATAGTCAATATAGTATATATAGCACCTGTCCACATAAATGGTATTTAACTTATGTAGAAAACAAAGCACCATATCAAGCATCAATACACACTGTATTTGGAACTGCTTTCCACGAAACACTACAAACATACCTTGAAACACTATATAACACAAGTAGAGTTGCTGCTAATAAAATAGATTTAGAAGCATTATTTCAAGAACGTTTCAGAGCAGTATATCAGAAAGAATACGAGGGAACAAAATCACACTTTACTAATCCAACTGAAATGAGAGAATTTTATGAAGATGGAATAGCTATACTTCAGTGGATTAAAAAGAAAAGTGGTGGTTTATTCTCTATAAAAAATGTAAGATTACTAGGTATAGAATTACCTTTATTAATAAAAATATCAAACAATATTTATTACAAAGCATTCATTGACTTTGCTTTGTATGATGAGGACCTAAAAAAATTATACATTTATGACATCAAAACGTCGACCCGTGGATGGAAAGACCATGAAAAACAGGATGAAACAAAAATTGCTCAAATCTTGCTCTACAAAGAATTTTTCGCTAGACAATATGGATTAGATGTGGAACAAATCGATGTCGAATTTTTTATCGTTAAGCGAAAAATATATGAACAATCAGAATATCCAATTCCCAGAGTCCAAGAGTTTAAACCAGCAAGCGGAAAATCCAAACGAAGACAAGCAATAGAGAAATTTGAAAGTTTCGTTAAAGATTGCTTTGATGAAGGTGGAAAACCGAGAATAAAATCGTATATTAAGAATGTAGGTGAAAGTAGTTGCAAATGGTGTCCTTTCGCAGACAAACCAGAACTTTGTGATAAGGTTGCGGTTTCTGCCTAAACGTATATATTTATATTCAAATATATTATTATGGCAAAACAAAACATGCAATTAACATCAGTGAAGATTCCTGATCACTTATTTGAACAATTTAAAATAGCATGTGTTAAACACAAATTCAGCGTACAAAAATTAACAGAACGTAGTATGTACTTGTATTTAACAGATGAAGAATTCAGAAAAACAATTCATAATCAATTAGACACAGAATTTACAGGAAGTATTTAAAACAGTTACATGAAAGAAGTATTTTTAGGAGGAACATGCAATGGCTCAAAATGGAGGGATATTTTAATCCCTAGATTAAAAATCAGTTATTTTAATCCAGTTGTAGATAATTGGACTGAGGAGGATTACCAAAAAGAATTAAAAAAAAAGAGAAGAATGTGATTATTGTTTATATTTAATTACACCTAAAATGAAAGGTTCATATTCTATTGCTGAAGTGATAGATGATTCAAATAAGCGTCCTGGGAAAACTATATTCTGTTTTATTAATAAGGATGGAAAACAAGAATTTGATAAAGAGCAAATTAAATCTTTAGATAAAGTAGGAAAAATGGTGGAGAATAATGGAGGGAAATATTTGTCTTCTTTAAATGAAGTTGTAAATTATTTAAATAAGCTATAATTCTCTATAGTCTTCTATAGTTTCTATATATTTATAATCGATGAAACAAATAACAAAAGCAATTCAAATTGATATTAAAATTCATGAGCAGTTAAAACAACACTGTAATGATAATGGTTTGAAATTGCAAAAATTAATTGAAAAACTGATTATAAATGAAATTAACAGGAATTTACAAGATAACAAGCCCAACAGGTAAAATATATATTGGTCAATCTGTTAATATTAAAAATAGATTTAAACAATACAAGTATATTAGTAATAATAAAATAATAGGACCTAAGTTATATAATTCTCTTAAAAAACATGGGTTTGAAAATCACCAATTTGAAATTATTGAAGAATGTATTATTGAGCAATTAAATGAAAAAGAAATATATTGGAAAAAACACATATTAGAAAGTGTTGGTTGGGAACAAGTTTTATTTTGCGAACTATATGATAGAGGGGGTGGCCCTAAATCTGAACAGACAAGATTAAAAACAAGTTTATCTTTGAAAGGCAAACCAATGGTTAATAATATGAAAAAAGTAGAAAAATATTCATTTAATAATATATTAATAGAAGAATTTAATAGCCAAATAGAAGCAGCAGCTAGTGTTAATTCAAAACAAAGTGCTGCTATAAGTGAATGTTGTAAAAATAAAAGAAAAAGTTATAAAGGATTTATTTGGAAATACAAAGAAAAATAATTATATTAAATAAAAAATTATAAAGTTAT